TAGCTGTCATACCTTGCGCGATTATCTTTGACATTTCCAAACATTCTTTTACTTGGCTTTCATGTTTGGCGGTTACTGATAAATATAGCGCCATTGTTAAAGCATCATCTTTTGATTTTATTTCAACGCCCATTACATCATCCCCGCAATTATATAAACAGTTCCAACCATTGCACCAACTAAACAAACCAGGCCAGCAAAGTCATACACGCCTAATAATATCAATTCATTTCTAATTTTTCGCTGGCGTTTAATTGTTCTTAATTCCCTATTATTTACCATGTTAAATCTCCATGATCAAAAGTTATGCAGCCTTTGCTAGTGCAATAGCTAACACAATCTTGATTATCTAATGTTTCAACTATTTCCTTAATAGTATCTGATACAATACCCTGGTTAAATGCTTTGTTATAAGCTGCTATTGCTTCATTGTTTAATGTTATTTCCATTTTATTATCCCTCTTTAATTTTGTTTATACATAATAATTAATCCATATTAATGCAGCTGTCAATACATTATTATATATTTATTATATTTTATTTATATATTACCTATTGACAGTATATATAATATATATTAATAAGGTTACATAACAAAACAAATAGGAGATAAAACAATGTCAAATGAAATTAAACAAAACATTATCCGAGATTTACAAGGCGATGTATTAAGCGGGGATCATTACACCATTAATATGTTTTCTTGCTGGCTCGATGGTTCATATTTAGGCGAATCACATTATAGGAAAAATCTTGCAGCTATTACAGAATGTAACAACAACCGAAAAAAATTACGTTCATTCGTTATTTATGCTTTTACAAGTTACATTGCACACGATGCAGCTTGTTCATATGGATACGCGCAAAAAGTATTAGTTGAGTTTTTAGGCCTGGACACATTAAACAAGCTTAACGAGCAGCTAATAGATTACGTAATAGAATTTCATTCAACAAATTGCGAGGTGGCATAATGTATTACCCAATTAAAAAAGATAGACGTTATACAATAACAAAAGAATGGACGGGTAAATCAAAACCCCAATATGTAATTAGATTTTGCCATGAATGGATTGATAGCAGGCAATTCCTAAATAGCGCTATTGTTCGGGCTGTTGGTTATGATAACGAAAGACGCGGCGCAATGGTTATTGAAGCTTTGGAGGCATAAAAAATCACATATGACAAAACCTTGTTAGGGTTTTGTCTAACGTAAAATATTATAAAATTAAGGAGCAAAGCAAATGAAAAATATTATAAATAAAATATGCTGTTGGTGTAGGGAATACCCAAGCGATGAACCTTGCTGTTGGTGTAATGATGATGATGATTATGAAAACGATTAGAGGAGCAAAGCGAATGAGGGTAGTTTCATTGTTTGACGGTATGTCATGCGGGCAATTAGCACTTGATAGGCTAGGCATAAAACCAACTTATTTTGCCAGCGAGATTGATAAATACGCAATGCAAGTTACAAAAGCCAATTATCCCAATACACAGTTTATTGGAGATGTTACCAAAGTTGACGCCAAGCTATTACCAAAGATTGATTTGTTGCTTGGCGGTTCACCATGCCAAGGTTTTTCTTTTGCTGGCAAGCAATTAAACTTTGATGATCCAAGATCAAAATTATTCTTTGAATACGTGCGATTGCTAAAAGAGTTAAAGCCAAAGTATTTCTTACTGGAAAACGTGCGAATGAAAAAAGAAAGCCAAGATATTATAAGCGAATATTTAGGCGTTGAACCGATTGCAATAAATAGCAATCTTGTTAGCGCGCAAAATAGATACAGATTATATTGGACGAATATTCCAAATATTACGCAACCCAAAGATAAACAAATAAATCTCAAAGATATTATTGAGGATGGTTTGACAGACCGCACAAAATCACATTGTATTGACGCTAATTATTTTAAAGGTGGTAATTTAAAATCATATTTTGAAAAACACAGACGCCAATTAATATTTAGTGACGATGGATTATGTCATGTAGGTGATGCAGACTTAAAAGGTCATGGATATGTAAGGCGCGTATATTCACCAGAAGGCAAAGCGCCAAGTTTATGCGCGTCTTCTGGTGGCAATCTTGAGCCTAAAATACTTGTTAAAGGTGCAAGGTTGGTCAATCGACGATTAGACGAAAATGGAAAACGTAAAGATTACGATAAAACAATACCAAACCAGCCACAGATTGAAGTTAGAGAAGATAATAATTCAAATTGCTTAACGACTGTAACTAAAGACAGCATATTGGTTGAAGATATGTCTTGGCGTAAACTTACCCCGTTAGAGTGCGAGCGATTGCAAACTGTGCCAGATGGTTACACTAAATCAGTATCAAATACCCAAAGATATCGCATGTTAGGCAACGGCTGGACTGTTGACGTAATATCACACATTTTAAGCAACATGGAGCAAAGCAAATGACAACTAAAGTAATAGCACAACCTTGGTATGATATGGCTATCCAGGATAAATTTAGCATTCAAGTTGATGAATTAACATTTCATATACTAGACGAATTAGGCAAGCCAATTGTAAATGATGATTTAACGCCAATGAAATTTAGATCATTACGAGAATTGGATTTTATAACAGATTATCTTGAACTTGATGATTTGGAGATTATTCAATGATTAGTAACGACCAAAAAATGACAATATCTTTAATTGAAAACATGGACGAATTGAAGTTAAAGATATTTTTATTCCATAATCTTGAAAGTGTTGACCCACATTTATATAAATTATTGTTTAGCGCAATTAAGAGAAAAAACCTTTCTACTCGTGTTTGGCAAGCTTTGAATTATATGTCTGGGAATAAAAGGTTAGGATGGGGAAAGCCATATAGTAAAGATTTTTGGAGTGAAATATATTTTTATGATGTAATATTAAGAACTGAAAAGTTTTTTAAAAATATGCCAAATATTGGTAAAAAATCAGTCAACGAAATTAAAGAATATTTAGAAGAATACGGTTTAAAACTAAATACAGATTTAAAAGATATTAAATATGAAGCGTTAAAATCTTTAAACCTTATCAACTTAAAACATGATTATTTGTTTGTTGAAAAGAGGGGCTTTATGAAATGATCGTTACATTATCACGAAAAGAATTGAGCGATTGTAAACAAGCTGCAACTTTACGCTGGCAGTTAGCAAGATTAAGCGGTGTTGTAAATCAAAGAAAAGATAAGGGCAGAACCGACCAGGATTTAGATATGCTTGGCCTTATGTCAGAATTATCGGTGGCAAGAATATTTGATATAAAACATAATTTATTTCAAATGGGTGTTGATGATGGCAGCGATATGTTTTTACACAATATATCAATTGATGTTAAATCAACATTTTACCCTACGGGCAAATTGTTATTTAAATCAAAAGCAAGTTTTAAATCGGATTGCGCTGTATTAGCCTGCAAGATTGCACAAAACCAAATTAATGTTGCTGGCTTTATACCTAAAAAGATATTTTTAGCACAAGCTGAACAACGTGATTTAGGACACGGCAAAGGATGGATGATTGAACAATCTGAATTAATGCCTTTATCAATGCTTTGGCAAGTTGCTACTGAACAAAGAATTAAGGAATTGAACATATGACTTTTTTTACACTTTTAAGCATTTCTTTGACTTTAGAAGGTGGATCGAACTTTGAAAAAATGTATGCCAGCGCAAAGGAATGTGGGGATGCATTGCCAGCAATATATTACGAATATTATCCACATTTTCCTGATGCAATGGGGCAATGCCTACAAACAAATAAAGTTTCATCAATGAATATTAAACCAAAACTACGTCCAAAGGGGTTAAAATTATGATTAAAGATATAGAAATTAATGTTGGTGGTAAAAAGATTGTTTTTGACACCAATAATATTTTAAATGAAGTTTTCAAAAAACACATAAAAGATATACAGAAAAAACAACGCGATGAAATGCCTATTTTAAATGAAAAAGGTCATTTTGTGAGGTTTATTGATGTCGATTGATCCCAGAACTGTAAGACAAATTAGAATGGCAGCTAAACAAGGCTTAACGCAAGCAGAAGCTTCAAGGCTGTTAGATATGAACCAAAGCTATATAGCACGCGCAAAAGCTTTATATAACATTAAATTTATAATGCATGAGGATAAATATGCACATTTCAGAAGCCCACAAAATGACATTGAGATTGATGAAAATGAACTCACTAATGATAGAGGATATGAAAAACCCAGACCCAACCAGGGACAGGAAATACTACAAATGGTTTTTACAAGAGCAGCAACATTTGATGGAATTAATGGAATTGAAATTGAGAAGCCACCGAAAACAATCCAAGAACTTAAAGA